GTATTCAAAGTTGAGTCTGACTATGACATGTCTGTTATTAAAACAAACTCAGGCGACTTATCTAAAAGAAACTTACGAGATCCTAAAGTTCATATGTCTTTAATAAAAGACTATTATCGAAGTGCAAATTTTGATGAAAATATGTACGGGATGATGTCTGAAATTATTGAGAAATACTTAATGACAATCTCAGCAAGTCAATGCTCTTTAAGAAATGTCGCTTGGACAATTAATAAGATGGAATTTGATGATATATTTTCTTATGGTCCGGGCAATGTGATAAATTTTGATAATCTATCTGGAATTACGGGAATATTTGGAACAAATGCTAGAGGGAAATCATCAATAATTGGGGCTTTAGCTTATGGTTTATTTAATACTACTGATCGTGGAAGTATTAAAAATATTCATATTATCAATTCTAGAAAAAATATGTGTAAGTGCAACATTAATCTCACTATCGGCGGAAAGAAATTTAGAATAGAAAGGAAAACAGTTAAAAAGATCACAAAGTCAGGATCTTGGGCACCGACAACACTTAAACTCTATAGACTAGATAGTGATGATAACATCATTGAGGACTTGACTGAAGAGCAACGAAGAGAAACTGAGAAAATTATTAGAAAGATGATAGGCACTGCAGATGAGTTTTTAATGACTTCATTGGCTGCACAGGGTGAGATTAATACTTTTATAAAAGAAAAAGCTACCGCACGAAAAGCAATCTTAACAAACTTTTTAGATTTACAAATATTTGAGCAGATAGTTGATGCAGTAAAAAAAGATTCTGCAAGTATACGAGCTCAATCAAAAATGTTTGAAAATAATGACTGGGATCTATGTATTAATGAAACTACGAGTCAGTTAAGTGATGACAAAAAGACCAAACGTGAAATAGAACAACTTCTCAAACAAATTGACAGAAAGATAGACGCTGTGAAATCAGAAATGTATGCAGAAGATGCAGATACTTTCGTCTCAGAAGAGTATGTATTAGAATTATCACGTAAGTTAAAAAGAAGAAAAGTTGAAAGCAAAGTTATCGATGATCGTCTACTTGAAATCCACGAAGAAACAAAAAATAATAGATTTAAGCTAGAAAAAGTAAAAGAATTTTTAGATTTATTTGACATTGAAGCAGTAAAAAATAAGAGAATCATTCAAAGAAAGTTAGAAATAAAATTATCTGATTTTACGAGAAGTTTTGAGATACAGAAGAAAGAATTAGACAATATCAAAAAATCAGTCAAAAAATTAGACACAGTTCCCTGTGGCGTCATCCTAGTTGTAAGTTCATTAAAGAGTCACATAGAAATAAATCAAAATTAGAAAAACAAGAAACAAATGTGACGACTTTAATGTCAAAAGTATCAGATTTAGAAATACTTTTTGAAGAGATGAAAGAAGAGCAGTTAGAAGAAAAAATAGAAAAGTATACTCAAATAATTCAGAAAAAATCATCAATTGAAGTCATCTTATCATCATTTGATGTAGAAGTGGCACAATTAAATGGGTCTTTAAGCAACTTAAGTAAGTTAATTCCTAAGTTAGAAAGTGAGCTAGCAGATGCAAAATCAAAATTATCTACTGAGGATAATGCAATTATCAATAGATGTAAAGAAAAACTCAGTGAACTAAATGAAAGGAAAAAATCAACGTCAAGAAAGCGTGATGTAATTATGACTGAAATAACAAAGAACAAGATCAATATTGAACGATTGAAAGAAAATAAGATTACGTTTGATAAGCTTCATTCAGAATTAAAAGTATATGATGCACTAGTGCAAGCAATGTCTAACAAGGGTATACCTTTGCAGCTTATCAATACAATGTTACCTGCAATAAATGCTGAATTAGCTAAAATTTTATTAGGAGTAGTCAATTTTACAGTTGAGTTAGATAGTAACTTAGAAAGTAATTCTATGGACATTTACATTAACTATGGTGACAGTCGACGTATTATTGAACTAGGCTCAGGTATGGAAAAAATGATCGCATCACTTGCAATACGCGTCGCTTTAATTAATGTTTCATCGATGTCAAAAACAAATTCTTTAATTATTGATGAAGGTTTTGGCTCATTAGATGAACTTAATTTAGAAGCCTGCGGTAGACTTCTGAAGTCACTTAAGAAGTGGTTTCGTAATATAATAGTCATCTCACACGTCGATGAAATAAAGGATAATGTAGATTTTACACTAGACATTGAAAAGAAAGGTAAGGACTCATATGTCTACAGTGCTTAAAGAGACAGATAATTTTATTATTTTTGTGCCTAACGATTATAGGTCAGATAGTTCTAGATTATTTTGTAAAGTTTGTTGTTATATTTTAAAGACACATTCTGATACTATAGCACAGGAGAAATATGATTGTTGTCATGATTGTTTTTTACGATTTTGCGAATCTAGAAAAGAAGAGTGGTTAGAAGGTTGGCGACCTAAAAAAGAAGATCTAGATAAGATAAGAGTAGAGAAGGATCGTATTTTTATAAAGTAAAGCCTATTTATTATACGGAGGCCAAAATGGATTTAAATTTAGGAAGAATTGGAGTTAATACTCTCACAAGTGAAGAGATAAATTGTCTTGGACAGGCAATCAATACAACATTTGGAGAGTCAAGTTATGATGGAATGGGTGCTTCTGCTTATGTCGGTACACCGCAACCCAATCAGACATCAGTACCCTTTGGTGCTAGCGCATCTTTAGAAGGTAACATGTTAATAGTCAAGTGTGTTTGTGTTATCAATCTTTTGCAAAATGGAGGAGACATGAGAGAACAAGCACAACGCTATGACAATGAATTAAATAATCTTTGTAACGCGTACATAAAAGGTGTGAAGTCAGAATTCAAACTACTAGCAGGAAGATCTTTAAAGTCAAAAAACATCAAAGAAGATGAGTCAATTGAATTGATTAATTACTCAGCTTTTTCACCTAAAAGAACTGCTTATTATAGGAAGAATTTTTATCTTGAGCTATCATGAGCAAGACAAAACAGGTTAGTGAGATAGTAAAGTGTGGAAAAGACCCGTCATACTTCTTTAACACCTACTTAAAAATACAACATCCCGTTAGGGGTTTAATACCCTTTAAGACGTTTAATTTTCAAGATGAGTGTGTTGTTGACTTTATTGATAACCGTTTCAATATTGTATTAAAAGCTAGACAACTAGGGATGTCAACATTAGTTGCTGCCTATGCAGTCTGGATGGCAATGTTCCAGCGTGAAAAGAGCATTCTTATTATTGCAACAAAACTTAGTGTTGCACAAAATTTTATTATAAAAGTTAAGTCAATGATAAGATCATTACCAAAGTGGATAATGCTACCTGAAATTATTGCAAATAATAAACAGATGGTGCAGTTTAGTCATGGATCACAAATAAAAGCTATACCCACTTCAGAAGATGCAGGTCGTTCTGAATCACTTTCTTTGCTTATTGTTGATGAGGCAGCTTTTGTTAGAAATTTTGATACAATTTGGACAGGAATTTATCCTACAATATCAACAGGCGGCCGTGTTATTATTCTTTCTACACCCAACGGCGTAGGAGGACAATATTACAAACTATACACAGATGCACAAGCAGGCCTTAATGAGTTCAATTCTATTAAAATTTCATGGGAAGAACATCCAGAGCGTGATAAAGAATGGTTTGAAAAGACAACAGCTAACATGTCACAACGTCAAATCGCACAAGAATATTTGTGTGACTTCACAACGTCAGGTGAAACATTTTTAGGTCAAGCTGATATAGAGTGGGTGAGGACTATGGTTGAACCACCAATTGCTAGAGAAGGGGATGATCTTAATGTGTGGATATGGGAATATCCATTATCAGAACATGATTATATAATATCTGCTGACGTATCTAGAGGTGATGCCAAAGACTATTCTACTTTTCACATTATTGATACAACAGAAGGTAAGTGTGTTGCAGAGTATAAGGGAAAGATACGACCAGATATGTTTGCAGAACTTTTGAATGAATTTGGACTTAAATATAATAAAGCTTTAATGTGCCCGGAAAACAATAGTTATGGTTACGCAACAATTTTAAAATTGCAGGAATTAAAATATCCACGACTTTATTATAGAAAAAGACAAGGTGTATTTATAGGTGACTATATTCCACCATCAACTCCTGACGTAGCAGGGTTCAACACTAACGGCAAGACAAGAAGTTCTATGCTTTCAAAATTAGAAGAAGTTTTACGAAATAAACAAATTTTGATAAGATCTTCTAGATTTTATGAGGAGCTTAAAACTTTTTCTTGGGCATCTGGTAAAGCACAAGCAAAACGTGGTTTTAATGATGATTTGGTGATTAGTATGGCAATTGGAATGTGGTTATATGATGCTTCATCAGGATACAGTAAAAATTCAAAAGCAATTAATGACGCAATGATAGCAGCAATGTCTAAAAGAAGCACAATTTATGAGGATACATCGCCTAATGTTGTCAAGGATACAAGCAGTGACATCAATGGTGAACAAAAGAAAAATTCTAAGATAAATAGTATAGAAAAGATAAGTAAGAAGATGAACATACCAGCGGATATGTTATGGGTTCTTAAGTGAGGCATTGAATGGCACAAGAAAGTTCTGCAAGTTTATTCAGAAGATTAACAAAATTATTTAGAAGTGGCCCTATTATTAAAAGGTCAGTACGTGACTTTGACGGTAAAGCAAATCCATCTTCTGCTTTTGAAATATTTAGAAAAAATCAAAGTCAAGTTTACAGTGCAGCAATGTCTGCTTACGGAACTTACGATAGGATGGCTCGCTATTCTGATTTTAGTGAGATGGAGTATACACCAGAGATAGCTAGTGCATTAGACATTTATTCAGAAGAAGCTTTCTCACCTGACGAGAATGACAGGGCATTACATATTTATAGTGAAAATACAAAAATAAGAGAGATACTTAATGAGCTTTTTTATGAGACACTTAACATTGAGTTTAACATGTCATCTTGGGTTAGAAATCTTGTAAAGTATGGTGACTTTTTTCTTTTTAATGATGTAAACCCTAAACATGGCGTGATAAATTGTTTTCCATTGCCAATATCTGAGATAGAAAGAGAAGAAGGATTTGATCCCAAAGATCCTCTAGCTGTACGTTTTAGATGGGTTACACAAGGTAATCAAGTATTAGAAAATTGGCAAGTCACTCACATGAGATTGTTGGCGAATGATGCTTTTTTACCGTATGGGTCCTCTGTGTTAGAACCAGCAAGAAGAATTTGGAGACAGCTTATACTATTAGAAGATGCAATGCTTGTGTATAGAATTGTTAGGGCACCTGAAAGAAGAGTTTTTTATGTAGACGTAGGTAATGTACCACCTGAAGATATATCTAATT